TAGTAAATTGATTACTCATAAAGTTAGGTACATTTGCTGAAGTAAGTAAAGTTTCTCTTGCTACGATCTCACAGAACCACAGTGCCATGACTGCGTCCATCTTGAGTTTCTTGCCTTGTACTCCTGGTTGCCAGGTTACAAGTTGTTCGATTAACTTCTTTACGTGTTCATTCTTTGAGCTATCTGGTAATTCAATTAAGTTATCGCCAGCATGCTTAAAGTTATTCATGACACCATCCCGCTTAGTAATGGTGCCAAACAAAGGAGCGAGTGAGGCTACGCCGAACTCGGGATCCTGTTTATTATTTCCTGTGTAATGAGGTCTATAGTTGATTCCTCGTGTTGACAGGAAGTTACGAATCTCTTCGTCTTGTGTAAGGAAAAGCTGAAAAGCGTTTGATTCCACAATGACCACATGCGGTTTATACGCATCGGTCCACTCTTTAATTAGAGAACGGATTGCTGCAGGTGTAGGGCTTGTCATGATGTGAACATCTAAGACGTAGCGTTTATGTGTTCTGCGATCAACCGCATAGGCAACAGCAGCGGTATCACCAGTCATTGCTGGATCGATACCTATAACTCTAAAGAAGTTATTGGAGTTATCAGGGTGTCCTGCTGCGCCTGCAACCAAAGCACCCGATTTTCTCATTCCATTTACTGCGCCTCTGACGCACATCGGGTCGAAGATTGCATTCTCCGCAATATCGAGGTTCTGGTAAACCAGTGACCACTTAGATGGTCCTGCCTCGTTACGGACCGCCGTTAGACGCGGTCCTGTCCATCGATCAAACATTCCATTCTCATCTGGGGTATCATCCTCAGTAAGTGGTTGTTCGGATTTCTCCCAAAGGGTCTTCCAACCTTTTGGATCATCTGCATATTCTAAGACTGCAGGCATGGACAAATATGACCAAGGCAGTACACCATCAGTGTAGTGGCTTGGATTTCTTAATTCTTTATATAGATCAACTGCTGCAACTCTGGTACCAACTACCAAGAGTTGACCGCCTCCTGGCGGTAAACGAGAAGCAACTTCTTGCCTGATCCATTCTTGTTGCTTAGCCCACTCTGAAGCATTACTCAGAGTGACCACGTCATCTAAAACAATTAGATCGGCACGGTTTCCATAAACCTGCCCGCCCATACCAATAGCTTCAATGGTTGGGTCTTTAGCATCGGAGTCTCTAGCATCTCCACCAAGATATACCTTGGTAGCCGACCACTGGTCGGCGGTTGCTTTATATCCATCGGTAGGACCAAAGGCGACCTGAAGGTCGGCGTACCGTGGATGCGTCAAGCGTTGCTTGATCGCATACAAAAACTTCTTTGCTTGTTCCTGTGTCTTGGATATAACCATGACGTTGATATTAGGATTCTTAACTACTCGATAAGTTACGTAGTTAATTGTGATGGTCATGGTCTTGGCATGGTTAGGTGGAACATTTACCAAGAGGCGGGATAGACCCGCCGATCCTTGTTCGTATACCATGGAGTCATGAACCCAACGAGGTTCTTTTCCTTCCAACATGTCAACTACGTTGAGCATGTGGGCTGGTACTTTAGTACCAAGGTACTTTTCAGAGAACTCTGCAAAATCAGATAAGTTGGACCGAGCTTCATCAGCGAGGTCCTGTGTTCTAAACCGAGCATTATCAATCAAAGCTGAGAAGCCCTCGGCTTCTCGGCGTTGGGTATCATACCAAGATCTGGATCTACCAACAACCTTTAATGCATCAGCAATAGTGCGCCCTTGGCGCACCAAGAGGATAAGTTCTTTACGTGCTTCCTCTGGTGATAATTGTCTTTCCAACGTTCCTCCAGTGCCTGTAGGGGTCCACAGGGGTCTGGACAGAAGTCCGAAAACTGTGCTCAGAGTTGACAAAACCCCCCACCCTGTGCTATCGGGTGAGGGGCTTCGCCTGACTATCTATAGAGCCTTGCGTGTGTGTGTAGTGATGCGCCCACTGTTGAACACGATTGCGAGTGCCTGATTACCTCCGCACTCCAGCACATCAAACACGATACCAACATGCTTACCCTTGCGAACTAAATCTCCTGCGTGAGCCTCACCAAGAAGGCTTAACTCGCTATCAGGAACATGCTCCAGCGTGGGGATGTTGTAGAACGCCTTGACCTGCTTGATCTCCGCAGTTAAGTCTGCGAAAAGATCTTCATTCATGTATGTATTCATCTTGCTGTCCTTTCAGACTGTTGTTGAGACCACCTCAACCAACACCGAGAATTATCCCATACATTCAGCCCAATGTCAAAAACCCAGCGTAAATAGACGGAGTGTCGGTTCACTGTGCGTGTATGTCATGTCATGACATGTATGTGCGTGTGTATGTATGAAACCCCATGTGCGGGCGCATGTGCGCCCACACGCATGGAATGACGGATTGGCTAGTCGCAGGTGATACACGCCTGAGCTACACACACGCATGTCTTTTCTTGATAACAGATCGAAGATCTGTTTGATAAAGGGGGTCAAATCAAATCGGTTTGGCAGATTAACGAAAGGAACACCATGAGAACAGTTGAAAGTAAGACACTAGTCGGCGTCGTTAAGAACGGCGTTGTTCATGTAGCCAAGGCAGATGACAAGCGTGTCTTCGCCAAGGTTCGTATCACTACCAACACCGCCAAATCTTCAAAGAAGATTGAGGCAATTCTAGCATCATTCAAGGCTTATCCAAACTTCTCGCTTGTAGCAAGCGAGATTGCCAAGGTTGAGCCAAAGGCTTACCTAACCCTGAAAGGAAGTGTCGCATGACTACATTACCCCTGCTTTACACAGACTTGATTGCTTTAGCAATCGCACTGTTTGCCAGTGGTTTTACAGTAGGAATGTTGGTCGCTCGCAGAGCAGTGCGTGAGTGGCTCGCTCGTCAAAGATAGCAGATCAAAGATCTGCTTATTATGGGGGGTCGGCAAATCGCTGACCCCTCTTTTGTCGCTTCAGAAAGGAGCAACTATGAGAACGCAACAAACCGCAGTAATCGAGCGCAGACTCGTGCAAGAAATCTTCCCTGACTTCTCTATCGGAGATAGAGAGTTGCTTATCTCAGGCACATGTAATACCTGCTGGCAAGAGTTGTTCGGCAGTGATGAAGATGAGGAGGAATAAACATGGGAGCAAGAGTTAACTTCGTATTCAAGCAATACGAAAACACACCAAGTGTGGTGCTTTACTCACACTGGGGCGCAGATTCATGGGAGGTTGACTTGGCTTGTGCTCTGTCCGTAGCAGAGCCACGCTGGGATGACCCTTCTTATGGAACTCGCATAGCAATCTCCAATTTAATTGGAGAACAATGGAAGTCAGAGACTGGCTTCGGTATCTACGCAAGCACCGAGATGGAAGATCCATGGGATCTTTGCGTAGAGATTGACTTCATCAACAAAACTGTTGACGGAGTTGCCTTTGATACATTCGTAAAGTATGGACTAGCGAAAGGGGAATATCAGAATGCCTAATTGGGTATTTAATTCATTGCTAATTGAGGCAGAGCCTCAAGTAATCAGCAAGATTAAGGCGCAGGTATCTGCGCCTTATGAATGCGAGCACCTTGACTGGCAAACGAATCAGCCAGTCAAGCAAATGGTTGAACAACCATTCTCATTCTGGAATATCATCAAGCCAACCAACTTGGATGCTTATCATGATAAGCCAGGAGTTAAGCAAGACATCAGCCAGCCTGACCATTGGTATAACTGGAACATCCGCAATTGGGGTGTGAAATGGGAAGCCAAAGAGGTGTATGAAAATGAGTCAGATGAAAGCATGCTTTCATATAACTTCGATACACCATGGGGTGTGGCAGAGAATGTCATGCTCGAACTATCACGCCAGTATCCAACAGCCAAACTCTCATTAGAGTTTGAGGAAGAGCAAGGCTGGGGTGGTGAGATCGTATTCACCAATGGTGAATCAGAGGTGATAGAAGAATACGAAACCAAGTGTCGCCAATGCGGAGCACTTAACACCTTTGAATCATGCGAGAAATGCGACAACTATCTATGCTCGAAGTGTAATTACGGAGAGTTCATAGATGAAGACACACTCAAAGAGTGTGAGACACACAAACAACTAGCAAAGGAGGCAAGCAATGTGTGATATGACCAACGCACAACTGCTCTATCTATTCGAGAGCGAGTTCGATGAGGCAGAGATGCCTAGTGAGGATGAATTATCCTCAGCAATAGAAGAAATACAAGGACGAACAGACAATTTCTATAATGAAATTGTTGATGAAGTAATCACACGACTAAGAGAAGGCGACTTTAAGGAGGAGCAATCATGATGGGCTACAAGTATGAAGATATACAAGCGTTCGGTGCTGCATTGTCTCGAGCACAAGAGTATGTGCCAGCACTGGACACAAAGACAACAGCAGGTCTCGTAAATATATGGGACTTCTTCGAAGGACTACTAGCCGAAGGCTATGTAGAAGGAGTAGAAGCAGAGGAGGAAAGCAATGTATAAATCACGACTAACAAAGCCAAAGGTGGGTGAGGTTAAGCAATGGATCCCACACGAGAACGGCAATGAGTATGCCCAAGTATTCACTGCCGATATCGACGACTTCTTCTTCAAGGTAGGTGGTTCTGGTATCAGAACCAAATACTTTTATGGAGAGAATGCATGGGCTGATAGCCGACGCTATGCAGACGACATGATGTGGGCTATACGCAATAAATAGCACATCAAAGATGTGCTTTAAATATAGGGCAACAACAACCAACAGAAAGGAACGAAATGCTATCGCTGATTAGAAGCAAAGACCGCAAGGTCACCAACCTAGTAGCAAGAAGTGGCAAGACGCCAGCAATTGCTAATGCTTTCGGGTTACCAGCAGGCAAGCAGTTCTCCTGTCCTGAAGCCACTTCAGTA